ACAGTAATAATAAAGTGTAGGTGTGCCAACCGCTACAGTAATTCTAGTATAAGCTCCTGCTGATCCCGGAGTTCCATTCGTTGTAACTCCAGTTGTATATTCTGAACCACCGCCATGCGTACCATTAGAAGTAGTAGAAAATCTTAATGGGTGTCCAGCATTACTAGAATCTGATTGATCAAATGTATAAGTAGCTCCTTCACTCAAGGTTACAGTAGCTTGTCTTGTGCCATCTATGTAGTATTTATTTGCTCCATAGTAAGCAGCAACAGTCACCGCAAAGGTTGCTCCTGTTAAAGTATTTACTGAACCTATTGCACCTGTACTAGTGTTACCAGTCACAGCAACTTGAGTTGTGTTTGATACAACTGTAACCGAATCCAGTAAAGCTGTTGTGCCTAAACCAGAAACTGTAAAAGGGGTGTTAGATGTTCCACCGCCTTGTACTACTGTTTGTACTTTAGCTGTGCCTAATTTAGCTTGGAGAACAATACCTGTGCTAGTCACAGGATTAAAACCAAAGTAAGTAGTTGAGTCTTGCTCACCAGTATCTGGTCTAGGATTAAATAAAGAAATCTTATCGTCAGTTTTTACATCACCTATTTTTAATTGTGGGTGATCTTGGTCGATACAGTTAGGACATATTCGCATACCTGTTCGACTAGAATCTCTTACTTCATATTTTAAATCTTTAAGTTTGACGGTAAAACCACAGCGATCACAAATAGCTAAAGCTTTTTTTCCAGCAGCATAAGCCATTAATAAACCCCTAAATCTGGTACAAATCTAACTGATGCTCTTTCTCTATCTGATTCTGAAACTTCTCGCCAAAGTTCATCATATCTTTGTTTTAACAAAGGCACTTTTGGGTTTGCTTCTGGGTATTTCATAGCTACATTCAAAGCTAAAGCATAAGTCAGACAGGGTAAATATCTAGCAGGCACATCGGGGTTTGCGTCTGCATTTGTGCCTGCATCTTCGATTCTTTTAATGTAATCATAAAATAAAGTATATGTCTGTGCTGAGTCAGGTGTTGACCAAACTACTAAATTTATATCTGATGTACCTTTATCAACATAATATTGTGTAGGTTTAGCTTGATTTAATTTTTTTGCTTGATGATTGTATTCAACTCTAGATATTCTTCTTAACTTTGTATCAGTTTGTTTCTCTGTATCGTTTGCATCTGTTCTAATAAAAGCATCAACTATTTCTAACGCTGCAGAATCTGCTGCATAAGAACTTGTACCAGCAACTAAACTTACTGAACCTTGCTCAACCTTCCAAAGATTTAACCCTTTGTTTTGCCACTCAAGAAAAATTAAATTTAAAGCACGCTTGGCAGTATTAAAGTCACCACCTGACATCATAGGTACGCCACAAAGATCAAAGGCTTCTTCCATAATCTCCGTTAAATCTAAATTGAATGTAGTAGTTCCGCTAGTCGCCATATCTTACTCTTATAACTGTTAAGTTATTTCTTTTTTGTTTTGTTACGATTCTTTTTTTTTTACCAGATTTATTAATCTGATTACGCATATTAGCTCTTGAAATAGTCATACATTTCTCCTAAAAAATTTTTATCTTTTCTTGCCCTTATGCAAGCCATGTCTTGCGTGTTGTTTACCTTTTCTCGTAGCTTCTCTTTTCTTTTTATTAGCTGCTGCAAGTTTTCTTCTGCCTTTTGGGGTAGATTTAAGTCTGTTAATTTGTGCTCTGGGTGCATATACCTCACCAGTCTCAGAAGATTTTTTACCACTAGGTGTAGTCCAATCTTGTCCAGTCCATTTTTTCAAACTTCTTTGTGACTTTTTTAATGGCATTATTTACCCTCTTTTTTTCTTATAGCTTCTTTACCTTTTTTAGCAATAGCTGCTTGTTGTTTTTTACCCTGTACTTTTGCTCTTTGTTCTAAAACAGTCAAGATTTGTATTTTTCTAGCAAAAGGTTTATTAATTTTTTTTACTTTTGCTACAGTTTTTCTAGCATCTGCAGGTGTAGCATACTTAATACTTACTGTGTCTTTAGGATTTTCGTCTGTATAAAGCCTTCTACTACTACCTTTAGGTTTTTTTCCTGTGCCAACTTTAGGGTCTCTCTTCCTCTTCATCTTCTTCAAAACCCTCACTATATAGATTATTAAAAGTTATTAGTGGATCAAGATAGCTTTCATGTCCTTCTGCTGAATGTAAATATTGTGAAGGTGCAAAGTCTGGTGCTCCTTCACCGGTACGCCATAAAGCAGGACTTGTAGCTCTGACCCTATTGTTTGGTAACGCTACTATATTGCCTTTCCATTTACCTTCTTCAGTTATGTACATTACATGAGATTGTTTGTGTTGAGCAGGATCATCAGCGATAGCGTGATCGGTATAATCAACAGTAAATAAATACTTGGCTTGATAAAATTCATTATTAATTTTTGCAATCCAAGGACTAGAGCTGACTCGATCCATAGTAATAATTGAGTGATGCCTTGACTCACAATCCCAAGGTTGACACAAATGATCTTCCATAGGTTCTGCCCATTCATCAACTGGAATATCAGCAACTAAAGCTTGTATTGGCATACGTGCCCACATTGCACCACCATGTATGTTTTCTAAACCTTCTTCCATATCTATTTCGCAACCAGTAAAAACTACTTGAAAACTAAGAGAACGATCAGGAATTGTGTTAACTGCAATAGCTAAAGCGTGTAAATACTCACCATGATATTTTAAATGGTTAGCTGTAAATTCTTTTCTTACCCAACATTTAAAATGTGGAATGTTACTTATTAGGTAAGCCATTTACTATTTCTTAGTGGTTTTTTTTACTGCTTTTTCTGTACTAGAAAATTTGTCCGAAAAATATTTTTTACCTAACTCATACCAACTAGGTTTGTATTTTTTTATAAGTAATACTGCAATTGCTAATATTACTACTATGCCAATAAATGTTTCCATTACGATTTATAGCCTCCGCCTTTAGCTTTGTATTGTTTAGCCAACATCTGTGCTTTTCTTGCACTCCATTGACCCGGTTTACCGCCTTTGCCTCCAGCTTTTATTCTATTGAATAAAGCTTTACGCATACCCGGTTTTGTATAATTACCTGCTTTATTTACTGTAGATTTTTTTTGTCTACTCATAGTCTCTTACCATTTAGTTTTGTTTGCCCAATAAGCTGCTGACATTTTGCCTTTAGCAATATTCTTGGCGTGTCTAGCTTTAAAAGATTTTCTACGAGCTTTATCTTTAGCAGTCTTAGGATTTTTTCCTGCACCACTAACTCCTTGTTGCCCATATCTAATAGTTTTAATTTTGTTACCTTCTTTGGCAACAACAATATGTGACTTTGTTGGGTGATTAGGAGTTCTTTTAGGTTTGTTATAACCACTTACTCCTGCCCTTTTAAGTCTTGCATCTTTTGTGCTTCTAGACACAACAAATTATCTTTTCTTTTTAAGACCCGGTCCACCCATAGCAGAACCTTTGGTAGAACGTCCACCAAACATTCTTTGCACGTAGTCTTTATACATTTCTACTTTAGGCGTTTTTTTACCACCAGCCATCATGTATTTAGTTTTTTTACCACCTGCCATGCCATACTTGGTTTTTTTGCCACCAGCCATGCCGTACTTAGTTTTTTTACCTGTCATTTTTCACCTCTTAGCTTTTCTTTTTAGAAGCTGTCTTTTTTGTAGACTTCTTCTTAGTTGTTTTTTTAGGTGCTTTGCCACCAACATAAGCTTCGTTTATGTTAGGAGTAGAAGGATCATCAGCAACGTAATGTCCTTTACTATTTCTGGCTCTTACACCGTTAAGTTCGTCTGCTTTTCTTTGTGCATCTTCTAAATCAGGATCAGGTCCAAATACTTTGAGCCAGATACCGTCATCGCCTTCTTGCAGCACATTATAAGAAGCAGGAAACTCACCTGTTTCAGATATAATAGCTTTCTTTTTAGCCATAATTTTCTCCTTTAGTCCGAATAAACTTTAGTCATTTCTAAAGTTATAGAATAAGTATCACCCGAAGAGTGTCCTTTAGTTGTAAAAAGAATGTCACCATTCTTACCAGAACCTGCATTGTTAGGAATACCACCAAAGTCTTTGAAGTCCATATGTCCGTTACTACTTTCTGCTAACTCCATAGCTAAAACATTAGTAGAAGCATTAAAAAATATTTGCACGGACATACCAACGATGGCATGACTTACTCGCATTATTCTAACTTCTGAACAAGCCTTGCCATTAGCGTTTGCAGCTAAAGCAGAAACATCTACTTTAGCTACTGCTGACTCGCCTGTGCCATCGCTAACATTGGTGAATTTCATAACACAGTTTCTTTCACCATCAATAATGGTTTGTGTTGTTACTGCATCAGCCATAGTTTACTCCTGATTATGCGTCAGCAAATGGTGTAACTATAGTACCTGAACCTAAGATCAAACCTTCGACAGCATATTTGTTATCTGCTATTGCAGTCACTTTAACTATGCTACCAGCTAGTCCACCTTTGGTTGAACCATTCATGGTGATGACATCATTTGATGCACCAGAAATAAAAGTTTTACCTGTAGCATCATTTACACCGGTGTATAAGCCACCGACAAATTTATCTGTGCCATCGGTTAAAATATCCATATCAGTTGCTGCTGTTTCAACTACAAAAGTAAAAGTAGCACCCAAATTATTTGTTTGATTTGGGTCGTTATCCGTTGTAGTAGTCGAAGCATCGATAGTTGGTAAAGTAAATTTACCATCAGCATCGTTAGTTGTTAAAATTTTTCCTGCGTGTGCAGCTACAGTTAAAGTTGTATCTGCTGTCAAACTGACCACGTTTGCGTTACCTGCAGAAATAAAACCTGCAAGTGATTTAATTGGTCCACTAAAAGTTGTTTTTGCCATATTAAGTCTCCTTAATTAAATTTATCGTCTTGGCTTGTCTGCTAGGGCAGTCGATAAATAATTTATAAATTCCCTAGAAACAGAAAAAGGGTAGCCGAAGCTACCCTTAATTCTATCTATTAACTAGACCCCGGACTTCCGAAGATACCTAGTGGATCAGATACTCCAAAGGAATATCTCTCTCTAGCTTTGTATCTTACGTTACCAGTGTCAAAGTCACCATCCATGCTAGTAGTCATAGGACTTCTAACAAAGTGCTTCATGCCATCAGGAATATCTGTGGTAATGAAGAACGCATTGGTATCTGTTAGATAATTGTTAACTACAAAACCTTCAGGAATTACGCCATTAGTTTTGATTGCGTTAATGTCATTATCTGCTGTACCAACTCGATAGTCACTTTGTAACAATCTAGTAGCAACGAATTGCAAGTCAGAAGGTATGATCAACTTTCTTGGTCTCGCAGCTATTTTAAGACCACGCTCATCGGTGTATTTTCCGATTTGAATAACCGCATCTTCTAAAGATGTTTCATTCAAGTCAGCACCAGTAGCTGGTCGGTTTGAGTTAGTTGCACCATTTACAAGTGGGTGAGCTGTGCTAAATAAAGTCACGCCATCACCACTATTGAAAGAACTAAATCCATTGTTTAACAATGAAGCAGCTTTCACTTGTTTTGTGTACGCCATAGCACGAGCTAAAGCTTTGGTGTATCTAGCAGAAAGTGAAACGTAGAGGTTATCCTCCATAGCTTCTTCTGTAATAGCATATCCCATTGCTATAGTTTCGTGAGTGTATCTGGCAACAAAAGACTCTTGTGCTGTATCATATGTGATCGCAGAACCTTCGTCTTTTACTGGAGCAGCACCAAATCCAGATAACTTTAACTCTTCCTCGAAACTTCTTTCAGAGTTTTCTGTTACATAGATTTCTTCATGCTGATTTTCATGCATGGTGTACTCCTCACCAAATAGGGCATTCAAGCCCGGTAGGAGCTGTTTAAGCTCATTTGCTCTTGATATTGCAGCCATAATAAATCTCCTTAACCGATACCGGTAGTATTCAGGAGCTGGTGTCCTGCATTAAACATAACTAGTACATCAGTAAAACTATCACCAATAGCACTATCAGGACCTTCGACAAAGTCGACAATCTTTAGTGGTAAGGTATTAGTAGTAGCTGCTGAACTCCCATCGACAGCATTCTTGCTTGTTCCAACCGCAGTCGAGCCAGCAGTTTGAATTACCGCTACATTTTTCCCAAGGTCATCTTGAGTAAGCGATTCATCAGATTGCATTTGCATGATGAGGAATGGATCAGAAGCAACGTATGCCATAATATCACTAGCATTAGTAGATGCTGGATAATATTGATTAAAGGTCGCTTGACCAGTAGAAGGATCAGTATATGAAACTCCTAAGAACACACCAATCGGAGTCATGGAAGAAGTTCCAGTATCTTTTTGGATTGTGGTATTAGGGTTGTCATCTGCCCACTTCACAAAGTCTCCATAAAAAATTGATGTGCCATAACTAGCAGCAATTTTATAGTGAGTTATTTTTGCGTTGTAAACACATGATACGGCTGATCCTTGAGGTCTAGCACCCATAGGTGTAGCTGTTGAAGCCATATTTTAAAACTCCCTCTGTAAAATTAATTACAGAAAAATAATTATTAAACAAAGACTCTAAGAGTCTTTACCAAAAGTCGTTTTAGTTTTGCGTTCAAATACTTGTTTGGTAGCCATCCTACTATCTTGGTCTTTGAAGAAAGTATTATCTACGGCTTCGATTTGGTCTTTAGCAATTTGATCAAAGTGTTGCGACCTAGCGTCAGCATCTTCTTTAGGCATCTTGCATAATAACAAACCACCGATTTCAATATTACCTTTCTTAGCCCAATCAGATTCGTGATCCATCATATGTATCTGTAACTCTGGATGATCTTCCAAACGACAGGGTTGCCATCCTTCACGAAATCTTCTAGATACATTTGGATTATCAGAATTTCCTACTAAGGAAGTTCTGATCCATCTGAATACCCAACCATCTTGAGGGTCAGGATCAGGTAGGTTACCTTGGTTTTCCCAGTTCTTAGTTCGCTGGGTAGCCTCTCGGCTATCTAATCCCCTAGGGGAACGCTCTTGGTTTTCAGAAGATTCTGCAGAATTTTCCTCCACATTGGTTGTGTTATCTTGCTCTGTCATGTTTGCTCCTTTAATAATTGATTTGCATACTGCTCCGGACTTATACCAAGTTGTCGAGCTATCTTAACTTGAGTCTGGGTCAGACGTACTTGCGAGGGTTTCTTTGTACCACTATCCCTCGATGTGGGTGCACAACTGTTTGAGGTTGTCGCTTTGGAGTCTCTTCCTGTATTTCTATAGGCGGAGTTACTCCGAAAAAGTTTGGATATTTACTACGCATTTCTTCATCTATCTTGGCGTAATAAGTCTCTGCTTGTGTGCTAGGGTCTATGCCTTGTTGTTTTAACGACTGATCTAAATACATAGCGTAACTAGTCATCTCTCGATGTGTAGGATCAGTTCCCATAAACCAAGGGTTTTTACTTGACCATGCTTGCAAGGCTGGATCAGTTGGCTGTTTTACTTCTTCTTCAGGAATGTTTTTAATTATTTCCTCTTGTACATTCTCTGCCATCTTACCCGCAGTTTGTTCAGCTAGCACAGCCTTTGATAATTGCTCTTGTGCTTCTGCCATTTTTTCTGCATCGCCTGCTTCATAAGCTGCTTTATATAAAGCTTGTGCATTTTGTTTTGCCCAAACTGCATTGTTAGCTGCTTGTTTATTTAATACTTCACCACCTTGATCAACCATGGCTTGAAGTTTTTTATTCTCTGAGAGTAAGCTTTGAAGTCTTTGCACAGCTTCTTGTGATTCTCTAATTGCTGCTTCTTTAGCTCTACGCTCTTCGTGATACTCATACTTGAGTTTATTAATTCTATCTCCAGCTCTTTTACTGTAATCAGTAATCTCTTGATCAACTGTATCATCAGTAACTTCTTCTTCTGGAGTTTCTACTTTTGGTGGTCTACGATCTTCTTCTGGAGTATCGTCTATTATTTCAACTGATAGTCCTTCATCAACTTCAGTTTGTATTTCTGTAGTTTGACCAAAAAATTTATCTTCCTCAGACATTCTTGGTTCTGGAATGTTAGGCTCTTCGTTTATTATTTCTGTTTCACTCATGCTCTTACTACTCCTGCTGGGTCTTCGACAACTGCTTCCACAGTATCATCGTTTATTAAACGAAACTCTTGTCCATACATAACCATGCGAGTGCCAGAGTAAGCACGGAAAATAACCCAGTCACCTTTTTTACACCATGGTCCAGAAGCAAATCTTTTTTTATCGTTATATGCTTCAGGTCCTAACTCAAGAACATATCCGCAGATGTTACCTACTTCTTCATTCTTTATTGTTTGGGTTGATTTAATAATACCACCTTCTGTTTTTTCATCAGCTTGTGGCATAGCAACTAAAATTTTCCAACCCTTTGGTTCAGGTAATTGTTTTCTAGCTACTTCAGGTTTTGGTTTTTTTACCGCTTCTGTCATATTGTTTGCACGACTTTAGGAGTCGAGTTCCTTTAGCGAGAGTGTCTGTCTATCCAGTCAGCCATCTCTCTTTCTGCGAGGTTTAAACCCTCGATAATTCCACAAAGCCTTTTGTATTCTTCGTGATCTTTGATCGTACCATTGGCTAAGTGGTCCTTGTGATCAGCAACTAAGTCCTTGATTCTAGTCTTCAGAAAATCTGAAAGTGCTAATTCTTGGAACTCATCACTCATCTTTATCTAAATTCTGTGCTATATCTTTTGCGATGTCAATACCTTGCTTGTATCTTTCTACTGATTTGCTATCAGCTCTCTCTTCTAAATCTAGCAAATCACTAGCAACTTTCTGTCCTATGCTAGCACCTGCAATTTGCTCTTGAGATTCTATCCTTTCTCTTTCAATCTCATCTCGGTTTTTAGCTTTCTCTGCATCTAGCTGTATGCGTGCAGCATCGCTAGCAATTTTTCTTTGTACATCAGCTTCTTTAACTGCTACTTCACGTTCACGCATTTGAATAAGTGGGTCTTGTTGTTGTGCTGCTATTCGCTCTTGCTCTGCTTTAGATTGAGAAGTTACTGCAACTCGTTTGGCTGCTTCAGCTACAAGATCAGAAATACGTTTCTCAACATCTGCTG